TTTTGCGCAGGCGTTTCATGAAGAGCTGGAAATCCCGGTAGAAAAGGCCCCCGTGTGGGGGGAGATTTTCGTCGCTGTAGGTCAGCGTTAGGAACAGGTTTGATTCGTGCAGCTGCGCTTCGTGCATGCAGCGCACGGCCCATTGGCGGGAGCGTTCGAGCCTGCAGCCGACGCATTGCCCGCAGGGCAGATCCATGTCACGGCCGACGTTCTGGCCGTGCCGTGGAGGACGGAAAAGAACGGCCCCCGGCCGCGAATAACCATCTTCGTCGCGTTCGACGAGCTGGTGCGCGGAGAGGGGCCGATAGCAGGGCACCGGATCAGAGCCGGATCCCGCCGCGCATGGGACCGGGCCGGACGTTGACGGCCTTGGTCTTGGTCGTGTTGTGCCGGAACTGGCGGGCGGATTTGCCCTTGGAGACGTGGTGCCTAGAGCTGGGGCGCATGGCGTTTTTCCTGTAGGTGAGGGACTACGAGGGTAGTCCTGAGAGGTGACTGGTGTCACCTAGCACAGTTACATCAAGTAAGGAGACTGTGCTAGGCGACGTCCAGTGGGGCGTCAACGAAACGGCTTGTAGACCGTTTTAGGGCGAAGGACCGGGGGGGGCCGGTGGGGTAGGGGCGGGAGCCGGCGGAGTCGGCTCAGGAACGATCTCAGGAGCTGCGAGACCCATTTTCCGGAGCTCGGGAAGGTTGTCCGGGTCCGATGAGAAGTCCACGAATGCGCCCGGGTCGTTGGAGAAGCGCAGACGGACGTCTGCAGGAAGGGCGTTGAAGGCCTCCGTGGCTTCCCTGATGAGCTGCTGGGCGGAGTGGAAGTCGAAGACCTCGGTGAAGTCCTCGGTGAGGGGGGGCAGCTGGTTCCGGATGGGGAGCTGCCCGGTGACGCCGAAGCGCTTGACAATGAGGTTGATATCTGCCTCGTCCGATTGATGCTGCTGGGTTCGGCGGTCGGCCTCAGGGGTGGATATAGCCGTTTCATCGCTGGCCTCGTTGCGGTCGTAGTTGAAGGGTGAGCGGAGGAAGGGGACCGTGATTTTCATCTCTGCATGGACCTCGGTAGTGGTGGCGTTTTGATCGTGGGCATGACGCGGCGGAGCGCTTCGAGCCACTTCGCCTGCGGGATGGACTTGTAGAAGTCGGCGGTTGCCTCCTTTTCGGGAATGCCGAGCTGTTCGGATTTGTTCACCAGCTCCTGATAGCGGATGAGGAGCGGCTGCAGCTCCTTGAGCTGGTCCTCGTTGAGCTTCGTGATACGCCGAGTGATGCCGGCAGTCTCCGCTTCCTCCTGGAGCTTCCGGAAGCCGGCCTCGATGGTGCGCGCGTTGTTCAGCGCGTTGTTAGCCGAGTAGGGAAGAGCTGCCCTTGCGACTTCGGCTTGCGTTTGGGCGAGATCCGCCTCCGCATTTTTCTTGACGGTGTCGGCGTTGGTGTTGCTGACGCTGGCGGCGATCTGTTCACGGATCGCCGAGTTTTGCCGCGCGCCTTGATAGGCGGTAACGGCGGGCGTGATTGGATCCCGCACCTCTGCCTTAGCGCCAGAGGGAGTTGATGCCCCGCCTTGAGTGTACGCGAGCATGGGATTGAGACCGGCCGCGTTGAGATCCGCGACGCGGCGTTGCATTTCCGTGTTGGACATTCGTTCTTGCCAGTCACGTTGTTTGCGAGCCTCCTTTGAAGCAGACGAGTTGCCGAGTAGACCTCCGATGAGCGAGAGCCCACCGGAGATCAGTTCTGGAGCTGCAGCAGCAGCGAGAGCCGGGAGTGGCATCAGAGGTGATCCACGAGGCCCGGCACCGAGTAGAGCGGCATCGGACGGACGGCGTTGATGTCAAAGAAGCTGTCAAAAATGAATTGCTGGCCGTTTGCGCCAGCGCCGACAGCGACCACGCGAGAAACCGGCGGCGTGTCCTGAATGAAGGTATCGCCGAGAAGCGGGAGCGTTGTGAACTTCTGGGCGAGATGCCAAGGATCGATGGTACCGGCCGCAGTGGAGCGGAAAAGGCCGGTGATCTGGGCAGGGTGGTATCTGTACTCTGCCCAGCGTTCCTGGAACCCGAAAGTGAGAGCATCGTTCGCAGAGCCGTCGGAGTAAATCTCCTTGTTGAGCACGGCCTGCTCCCCGAGGTTCGCGAACACGGGGAAGTAGAAGTCGTAGCGCGTCGAGCGCGACCACATCTTGCGAAGGCCCTGCTGATAGCTGAGATCCGCGCGGACGGATACGAGGCCGATGATGTAGCCGTGTTCGGTGAAGGACTGAGTGAAACCGTGACGGTTGGTGAGCGCCGTTGCCACGCCAGAAAGCGAGGCCAAAGGCGCAGTGGTGCCAGAGGCCCCGGTGCCCGAAGTCTGGGCAACTGGAGTCACGTTGATCGGCGAGGAACCGCCGCCGAGATATTCGGGCCGCTGGAGTCGGGCATCGGGAGACGTGACGCCGAAGTGTGCGCGGATCAGTTCGGTGTAGCGAGTGCCACCTCGAGCATCCCGCTCGAGCAGCCGCTGAATCTGGAAAGATTGGCGGAGCTGGTTGATGGTGGCCGACGTTGCGGTGGAGAGATCCGCGATCAGGTTGGGAGCGTTCCAGGTCAACTGGGAACCGCCGCCGAGGCCGGCGCCCTGAGTAGAGACGGCCGACGTGGTCGCGGCCGAGAGATAGCCGACTGAGACTTGGTCGGACTGGCGCTTGAAGGTTGGCGAGACGTTGGCACCGCTGGGCAGCACTGGAGCTGAGGTGCCGAGCGGAATGGTGACTGAGGTTCCCTTCTGCACGAAGGGGAGCGCCGAAGTGAAGTAGTCGTGACGCTTGCCGCGTCGACGAAGAGTGAACGACGCAGTGGGATCGGGACCGTTGTCCTGATGCGTCGGAGCAGAGTTCTGAAGGTTCTGATCGCGGAACCACTGGTTCCAGATCATGTTGTAGGCACGCAGCGGGAGCGAGTTGTGGCTCCATGCGTTGCTGGGATTCTGGCCGATGTTGATTAGGCCAAGATAATCCTGCAGCGAGTTGGTGGGATAGCCGGTGGTCGGCTGACACACCGGGATGGTGTAGGAGATCGAGTCGCCGGGATCCGTTTGGGATCCCATGAAGCGCTCGAAGTTCGTCCACAGGATGCGAGCTGGGACGAAGAAGAAGAACGAGTCGAGATAGAGGTTGTCCATGACCGGAAAGAGCGGCGTTGCCATCCGGCAGAACGCGGTCATTTTCAACTTGTAAGTGTCGCCCGGGAGAATTTCCTCGACGTAGACGGGCACAAGGTAGCCGGCGTCGAAGGTGGTCTTGTGGGCCGTTTCGATTTTGAACGAGCTGCGCGGGATGTCCGCGCGCGGGACCATTGCGAACTGGTGCGAAGAGACTGACTTCTGTTTGTGATTCACGTTAGCGCCTCGTTGGGGTAAGAGTTGCGCGGGACCGTACCTGGCTGAAGACAGCCAGGCACGCTCCCGCGCTCTGGTTTAGGACTTGAGAGTGACCAGATCCTTGCCCACAGCGACTTGCTTGGGCTGAGGATGCTGAAGGAACTGGCCAGTTTCGTCGTCGAACTGGCCCAGGGAGAAGAGATCGAAGTCGCCGGGATGGCGCTTCATCTCAGAGTCCTCCGTGCCGTTGAGCACGTCGGAGAATGATCGGATGGCCTGTCCGATCGTGTTGACGAAGAACGGCCGACCGTAAGCGTTGGCCGCGCGGTCGCGGACCGCGAGTACTTCGAGAATTGGCATTGACTACTCCAGATTGCGTTTTTTGAGAGAGAGACGAGCAAGGGTGACTTGCTTTTTTGTTTCGAGGCGAGTGGCCGTGTTGTCCTCGCTTTGAGATATCGCTCGTTGATAACGGCCGATTGTTAGGTGCTCGAATGTTTGTGGGTTGGTCTCCTTGAGTTGTTTGTCGTAGTAGCGCGGAGGGCGAGTGTGATGGCCATTGACGATTACGGAGTCGGCCGGATAGACGTCCGATTGGTATTTTTCAAGCCACTTGGAGCCGATGCCGGGCTTAAGGCTCATTCGGCAGAATTCCGGCGGGACTTGATGTATCTCGCCGGTGTCGGGGTCGACACGCTTATAGGCAGTTTCTGCCAGCGAGCCTGTTACTTTTTTCATGACGTAGCGCGCGACATAGGCGGCGCTTTCGAATGTTACGGACCCGATGGAGCTGTGGCCGAGCGGCCAGAGTTTTTCCAAGGTGGGACTGCGGTAGAGCAGCTCGCCAGACGGCGACTTGCCGTGGGGGACTTTGTCGAGGAAGTCCACGCCGAAGAGACAGGCGTGGTAGTGCGGTCTTTTGAACTGGTCGCCATATTCGCCGCACATGTAGAAGCGAGCCGATGGCTGGCTTTTGCGCAGGCGTTTCATGAAGAGCTGGAAATCCCGGTAGAAAAGGCCCCCGTGTGGGGGGAGATTTTCGTCGCTGTAGGTCAGCGTTAGGAACAGGTTTGATTCGTGCAGCTGCGCTTC